CTGGCGAAAATGAAGGAAACCGGGAACAAGGAGGGCGCGGCGCTTACCGAGCAACTCTACCAAAAGGAAAAGGTTCAGATTCAATTCGACGCGGTCCGGGAACAGTACGACAAACTATTGGCCGACCTCGCCAAAAAGGAACAGAGCTACGCGAACAGGGTCCGGGTCGGCAACCTGACACAACCGCAGGCCGACAAGTTACTCGAACAGGATCGAGCAACAACACGGGCGGCCGTGGGCGGCCTTATCGGACAGGCGCAAGGCATAGCCGGGAAAGGGGCCACCGAGCAACAAAAAGCCGGCATGGCCGAAATGAAGGCCGGGCAGGACGAGCTTCAGGCGTCGGCCACCGGGCTTTCGCTTGCATACCAAAACCTCGCGAACGATACGGCGAACATGGAGAAAAACTTCGTGTCGGCGTCGGCGTCGCTTTTGGCTGACGGAATAACGACAGCCTTTTCGGACATGATAAGCGGCGCCAAAAGCGCCGGCGAAGCGTTCTCCGACATGGCAAAAAGTTTCGCGGCCAGCATGGCGAAAATGCTCGCGGAGTACCTCGCGAAAAAGGCGCTAATGGCCGGCCTGAACGCTATCAGCCCGGGAGCTGGCGACGCCTTCGGGGCAGCGGTAAAGCATACCGGGGGAATGGTAGGCGGAGGCGGATCGGTCCGCAGGGTTTCCCCTTCGCTATTTGCCGGAGCGCCTCGGTATCACGCCGGCGGGGTCGCTGGCTTGAAACCGGGCGAGGTTCCGGCGATTCTACAAAAAGGCGAGGAGGTCCTGACGCAAAACGACCCGCGTCACGCAGCCAATGGCGGAGGCCAGCAGGGCGGCGGCGGGACTCGAGTAATAAACGTTATCGACCCGAACATGGTCAGCGACTACATGGCGAGCCCTGAAGGGGAAAAGGTTTTCCTGAACGTAATCCAGCGAAACGCCGGCGCGATCCGTCAGGCGCAAACATAAGGGGCATGGCATGGCGTACAAAATCGGGACGGCGGTCGGACACGAGGACCTAGTCGAGCAGTTCAGAAAGTGGATCACCGGCCACGGCACAAACGCGAGCGCGGTCGCTGACCCTGGCAACGTCGGGAACGGGACCGTCGGGAGCATTGTTACAACTCCGTCGACAGTGACCGAAACAATCACGATCGTTTGCACTGACGCGACAGCGCCGGCGACGTTCACCGTTTCCGGTTCAGTGTCGGGCGTTTTCGTAACGGAAGCGACGGCCGGCGTCGCGTACCTGAACAGCAAGGTCGGCTTTACGATAACCGCCGGAGGGACGGCTTTTGCACTGGACGACGCCTACACAATCGACGTCACAATCGGAGCAATGAAAGCGGAGGGCTATGAGTGGCTTCAACAATACACAACCGTTCCGACAACGGAAAAAACCACGACATACACGCGAAGCGGGTCCGACTATACCGTGAGCTTGCCTTACCACGACCTCGGCGTCGGCGAAACGATCGGCGTCGAGTTCATCACAACAGGAACAAGCATCAACGGCGACTACACGGTGACGACCTCGACCTCGCCAACTGTTGTCTCAGGATCGATTAAGTTTTCAGGACCGACAACGCACAGCGGCGGAACGATGCCGACTTCCGGCAGCATGAAAGTAACCTACAAAGAAACGCACCTTTTTTTGAAAGGCCGAGGAAACGGCGGCACGGACGAGATTTTTGTCCAGCTTCGCAGCTACAATGACGTCGGGGAGGGGTATTACAATATCGAACTCCGCGGCGCTGACGGATTCGACCAAACAGCAACGGACCGGCTTTTAATGCCTAATGTTTCCCCTCTGGCCGACATTTGCCTAACGGGCGCCGCAATGGATTATTGGTTCATCGCAAACGGTCGGCGCTTTTGCATTATTGCGAAAGTCGGTACCTATTACGATTCATGCTATGCCGGTTTTATTTTGCCGACAGGACTCCCGAGCGAGTGGCCTTACCCATTGTTTATCGGCGGGTCGTCGAATACAAAAAAAACACTAAATAGCGCAACGGGTACGCGGTCCGCTTTTTTTGAAAATGAAGTCGAGGGGCAGCCTTATTTGCTCAAAAAGGACGGGGCGTGGCAATCCTTCAAAAACTCGCTAACGTATGAGGCGACCGGCGCAAAAGTTCACCCGAACAAGTGGTCCTTTGGATACACAACAACAACGGCCCCGGTAGGGACGTTTCGTTCGTGTCTTTATAACGGAACGATCGACCCGGTAAACTCGACGTACCAGCTTTTCCCGTGTTCGCTTATGAATAGAGTCACATCGCCTTCAGTCGTCGCGGATATTTACGGCGACCTACAGGGCGTTTATCGCGTCGGCGGATACCAAAACAGCGCCGGAAACATTGTCACAGTGGGAGGCGTTCAGCACCTCGTCGTCCCGAATGTTTACAGGTCCGGCGAGTTCGACTACGCAGCTTTTAGGTTGGAGTGATAAAATGGCATTTTCCGAAAAAACACCGGCCAGCGTTGCTCTTTTAATGGCCGAGATCGTCGCCTTTGCAACAGCAAGCGGCGGGCTAACGGATGCTGGGACAGGAAGCGGCGGCGGTTATTCAAGGCAGGCCCTACAATCGCCCTCCGGCGCTTACATTACGTTCGAGTGGCTCACGTCGGGAGCGACCGAGATTCGCGTCAATACGTCGACGGCATGGGCAGGAGGGACGGCGATACTTTCGCAAACGGGAGCCTGCCCGATAAATACTATCTGGCGAACAACTTCGGCTCCAGTCAAGTGCTGGCTGTTTTCCGACGGGTATTCGACGCACGTCGTAATAAACCCGACGCCGGCGGCGTATCATCATTTGAGTTTTGGGCGGCTTGAAAAGTGGGGAACCTATACCGGCGGTGAGTATGTTTCGGCCGGATACTTTTCAGCGTCGACAATAGCGGTAAACTCGACCGTTTTCCCGCACTGTGCGAGGTATTCAACCGTAACCGCAAGCCAAAACCACGTCCGTTGTTTGTGGAACAGCAAAGCGACAGCGGTCGGGGTTGCGGCGAGGACTGATGCAAACCTAATGTGGAGCGGCTTTTCGTTTGCTTCGGCAGCGGGCGGAGCCACAATAGGGACGGTAAACGGGGAGCCGATATTCCGACAGTCAAACAGTTACAACGGGCGGTCCGTGATAATGCCGCACCAGTATTTTATCGGGTGGGATAATGCGACAGCGCAGGCGCAACTTGGGTGGATACCGATTGGCATTGTGAACAATTCGGGCTATATCAACATTGACGACCTAAACGCCGAGGACGTTATAAACACGGACTGGATGGTTTTCCCGGTGTGCATGAAAAACCCTGTTTCCCCGGTCCTCGCGAACTTCGAGATCGACACCGGGGTTTTTGGCTTGGCATATAAAAAATGACGACTTTCGGCGGCGGTATCGGTTCGTCGTGGATCGGGTTTTCCGATCGCGACGCAATGATAAGCGACAACCTTTTCACGACCGAAACCGCGTCAAACCCGGGCGGATTTAAGGCGGCCGAACAAGGAATAGGCCCCGGACTTTTCACGTCCTGGCAGCCCGTCCCGATGCTTTTCCGCGAGGTCGGCGGCGGCATTGCTGGATCGCTCTCGGGGAACGATTCGTGGTATCACCGAATCCATGTAATCCCGCCGGTAGTTCCGCTTGGTAACGTACTGTCGGCGTCGACGACTCCGGTCGGAGTCTGGAATGCTTTCCTATACAAAAAAACGCTCCAGTCGATTACAACGTCCGGCGACATAAACGGCCTCACGCTCGACGGCGGCGACGGGTTCGCCTTGCCTTACGAAATGGCATCGCTTGAGGAGCGCACTTTTTCAGTTTTGGCGACAATCGACGGCGCTTCGCTTTTTTCTGTTACTTATACGTTCGAGTTCGGAAGCGAGTCGCGGACGCTACTCGTCACGGGCCAGCGTGTTTTTGCGTGGACCTTCCAGCCTAATTGGGGCGCCGGGATCGAGGAGCGGCTCGAGTGGAAAACCGACGTCCTGACGTCGTACAACGGAACGGAGCAACGGCTCGCGATTAGGTCGACGCCTCGGCGAAACATGAGCTACCAGTTCTTTATCGACAACAACAACGACCGGCGGAAGTTCGAGGCGGTCCTACATAATTGGGGCGGCCGGCAATGGATGTTACCAATATGGAACGAAGGGCAGCCACTACCGACCAGCGTCGAGTCTGGCGACCTGTCGCTTACTCTGGACCGTATTTCCGGCGACTGGAAGGCAACAGGGACAGCGATTATTGTCCGCGGTCCTTTCGACTTTGAGGCCCTAACAGTGACGAGCGTCGTCGGGAATACGATCGAGTTCGACGACCCGATTTTTTCAGCGTGGACCACGGGCGCCAAAATATATCCGAGCGTTTCGGCTTACCTGTCGGACGTTCAGGCGCTCGAGCGGTTCACCGGGGCAACCGAGGGCGGCCGGTGCGATTTTATGATAGTAGACCCGGAGGAAACGCTCCCGACCTATACGCCGACGCTTTACAAGGGGCATCCGATCGTCGAGGCGCCGAACTGGTCGCAAGATATAACGAACGACTACTCCCGGAAGCTGGCTGTCGTCGACTACATGGTCGGCAAGTTCCGGAAAACCGACGAGGCCGGGGTCCCGTTCCAGATAATCAGCCACCATATAACCGCGGACGGGAAAGCAGCAATCGACCAGCTCCGGGCGTTCCTGTATTACGCCCGCGGGAAGCAGCGGGTTTTCTGGCTCCCGACGTTTTGCGAGGACCTTATCCTACACAGCGAGGCGACCAGCGGGGCCGGCTATATCGACGTCGAGCCCGGGCTTATCGTTCAGCACCTATGGGGCAAGCCGAACCGCCGGGATATTCGGGTCGAGCTATACAGCGGAGCGGTTTATTTCCGCCGGCTGACGAACGCCACCGACGCCGGGAATTATGAACGCCTTCACCTCGAGGCCGGTATCCCGACGACGCTTAACAGTTCGACCGTTTCCCGTATATCATGGGTAAACGTGGCCCGCCTAGATACCGACTCGGTGACAATGCTATGGCGTCACGACGACTGGGTGGATTGCTCTTTTAATTGGCGGACGGTACGCGATGACGTTTGATTTTTACGAAAAAAGCCAACGGCAGGCCGAGCCGGTCGAGCTTTACACGATCGCGAACGGCGTCGATTTTTATTATTACACCAGCGCGGACCACGACGTCGTTCACGCGACGAAAACCTTTGTCGCTTATCCAATGCGGCGCTCGACGATCGAAACGACAGGGGAAAAAGGACGAAACAACCTGACGATAAACGCGAGCGATGACATTCCGGTCGCGGCTATCTTTAAGGTTCAACCGCCGTCCGAAGTCGTGTCGCTTGTCGTTTCACGGCTTCACGAAGTCGACCCGGCGGCCGAAGCAGGCGTGATATGGGTCGGCCGAATACTATCGGCGAAGTGGAACAAGGGCGAGGTCGTTTTTTCATGCGAACCAGTGACCGGGAGCCTCACGCGGCCCGGCCTTCGCAGGCTTTCGCAGCGGCAATGCCCGCACCCGCAATACGGCGCCAAGTGCGGCCTTAACAAAAACACCTACAAGGTGACGACCTCTGTCACGGTTTCCGGGATTACTTTGTCGCATTCTATTTTCGACGGATACCCGGACGGATACTTCGCGGGCGGCTACGTTGAGTTCGACCTCGACAGCGGAAACGTGGACCGGCGGTTCATACAAGCCCACACCGGGCCCGACCTTACGATCGGGTTCCCGTCGACCGACCTTGTGACCGGGATCACCGTCCGGGCTTATCCCGGATGCGATCACACCATCGGGACTTGTTTCAGCAAATACGGCAACAACGCGAACTACGGCGGAATGCCATTCGTTCCGCAAAAGGACCCTATGGCCGGGAGTTCGTTCTAATGCCTCCCGTCGCCGGAACCGCGGCCGCGGTAAATTGGTGGATGGTCGCTTATTACGTCGCCATGTTTGCCATGACCGTTTACGGCCTGACAAGGCCGCAAGCAAAAGTACCCGACGCAACGGTCCGAACTGGCGACGCACCAACGGCGCAAGAGGGGAGGCCGATTCCTGTCGTATTCGGCACGGTATTTGTCCGCGACCCTAATTTTTATTATGTCGGCGAAATCAAAACGAAGCCGATAAAAACGTCGACGCCGGGGAAAAAATGACGGGCGTCGTCGTCACTGTCGAGGACCTCCGGGCGCTGAAGTATTGCGCCGAGGGCGGTCGAAAAATGGCGGCCCGGCACGGCCTCGAGTGGTCCGCTTTTTTGCGTGGCGAAATAACAACCGACCAGCTCGAAGGGATCGACGACGCAATGATGACGGCCTTTATCGAAACAGCAAAACGGCGAGCGGCGAAAAATGGGCAGCAGTAAAAAACCAAAAAAAATTATAGTTTCGTATTGGTACGGGGCGACGATGCAGTTCGGCCTATGCTACGGCCCGGTCGATGCCGTGACCGAGGTCCGCGTCGCTGATCGTACAGCGTGGAGTGGGTCGCAAACTGTAAGCGGCGACATTGATATTGACAAAACCGAGCTGTTCGGAGGCAAGTCAAAAGAGGGCGGGATTGACGGAACCCTATCAATCAAAATGGGAGAGGCGTCACAGTCGACGAGCGGCTTCCCGGGCCCTTCGCCGGTCCCGGCTTATCGCGGCGTTTTGTGTACTGTATTTAGGGGGTTTTTTGCGGCTGGCAATCCATATCTGAAACCGTGGGCGTTTCAAGTTCGCCGCATACTGAAGGGCTGGAACAACGACGTCGCGTGGTATCCGGAAAAGGCGGAGATAACGCTCGGCGGAATAAAACACGCAAACCCGGCGCACATCATTTACGAGTCTTTGACTAATCCGGAATGGGGCATGGGCTACCCGACAACCAGCATGGACGACGCCGCATTCCGGGCCGCGGCGCTTGCGTTACATGGCGAAGGCTTCGGAATTAGTTTGACATGGAACCAGCAAGGAACAATCCAGCAATTTATCGGCGAGATTCTCGACCATTGCCACGGCGTCGTTCGGAATAACCCGGTAACAGGGCAATTCGTTCTGAAGCTAATCCGCGACGATTACGACGCGGAGGCGCTCGACATTTACGACGAGGACGACATAATTCAAGTCGAGGAATACACCCGGGCGTCGTGGGGCGAAACGGTAAACGAAATAACCGTGAAGTTTGTCGAGCAAACAAACGGCAAGGTAACAGCGATCACGGTCCACGACCTCGCGAACATAGCGGCGCAAGGCGGAACGGTTATCAGTCGGACGCAACAGTACGAGGGCATTCCAACCTTCGGGCTGGCGAACCGCGTCGCAATGCGCGACCTTAAAATGAGTTCCTCGCCGATCGCTCGTTTCCGTTTCACGATAAACCGCCGGGCGTGGGATAAGTTACCGGCCGACGTGATAAAACTTCGCATTCCGTCGCTCGGCGTGAACGACGTCGTCGTCCGCGTGATGGACGTCGGCATAGGCTCGCTCGAGTCGAACGTCGTCACGATAAGCGCCGTCGAGGACGTGTTCGCGATCCCGGACGCGAGCTACGTCGGGCAGAATCTAACAGGCTGGACCGACCCGGCATCGACTCCGCTCGATTCGCCGTTTGTTTATTTAACCGAGGCGAGCTACTGGACCATAACCCGGCTGGCTTCGCGGGCGGACCTCGACTATATGCTCCCGGACGATTGCTTTTTGACCGTGCTATCGCAAAAGGCGAACGCCGACGCGACCGGCTACGGTATATGGTCGAAGCTGAACGCCGACCCCGATTATGAGATTTAC